CCACTGCAGCGTTCCCACCGTGTCCTGCACGGCCTGGTCGCTGACAGGCTCGACCACGATGGCCGGCGCCTCGCCGCGGGCCAATGGCTCGACGCGGCTGCGGTAGATGCGGGTGCTGACGCCAGTAGTGCCGGCCAATGCCGTCACGATGCGCTGCAGGATTGTTTCGCGCTTGCTGGCCATGGTCAGACTTTCGACAGGTAGACGATGCTGAATTTGCCGTCGTCCTGGGCGCGCACTTCGCGCACGGTGAACGCGGCGCCGTCGACGGTCAGGCTGTCGGCATATTTCAAATTGGGGTAAACGCTGGACTTGATCGTCAGCGCGTAGTCGGTCGTGATGACCATGCCGCCTGCGATGACTTCGCTGGGCATATCCAGAACGCCGGTGGTCGCGGTCGTGCCGTCGGTGACTGCTACACCGAAATCAGCCAGGAACGCGTCCAGGTTCTCACTTAGCGCCACGGCGCTTGCCCTTTGGCGCTGCAGTGGCCACGACGGCTTCTGCGTTCTCTGTGGTCAGCTCGTCGGCTTCGACAGCGGTTTCAGATGCAGGTTCGTCACCGCCAACAGCCACGGCCTTTCCCAAGGCGATCAGCTGCTTGGCTTCGTTGTCGTCCAGATCCACGGTCGAACCTTCGCGGACGAACTGTTTGTTGGCCACTGTTGTGCGGGTGATTAAAACTTGCATGTGAAATCGCTTTCGTCAGTACATTGGAAAAGGGCCGGATTGCTCCGGCCCCTTATTGTCACCTATTAGGCGATGCTTGCGTTGCCGTAGCAGAACGACACTGCGTTGCGGACAGCGATGTCGCAGTCTTGCAAGGCGATGACGCGCACGGTGCCGCTTGTGGCGCCAGCGTATGGGTCGACCATCAAGTCCAAACCAGACCAGAAACCGATCATCAAATCAGCCCAGTTACCGAACCACACGTCGCCGGCGGTCACTTGGTTGGACACTTCGGTGCGGTAGCCGTTCACGGTGTTGCCTGGTTCCCAGATGAACTGGCCAGTGCTGCTTGCTTTTTCGGTTGTCTTGAAAGCGCCGCGCTGTGCTGGGTTCACCAAGTAGGCCAAGCTGCCGATGTCAGCGTTGTCGGTTGCCACTTCGGTTTCGATGCCAACCACTTCAGCGAACGTGGGGTTCGTTGCTGCGAAGTCTTTGGTGTTGATGCCGCTGATGTTCTTCAAGCCGGTAGGCTGGTTGTTCGAACCTGTGCCGTACAAGGCAGCAGTGTCGATGGCCAAGGCCAACACGGATGACAAATCGCGGCGCACCATGTTCTCGACGTCCACGCTGGACTGCAAGATCAAGCGGCGGCTGAAGTCGGTGAAGGCACCCACTGTCTTTGGCGACAAGGTGACCTGGGCCAAAGTCTGTTGGCTCTCTGTCGGTGCGCCAGATTCAGCGACCCAGTAAGCGGTGGCAGCAGCAGACTGCTTGGGGATGGCGACGTTGCCAGACAAACCGTTCATCACGGTCGCGCCAGCGCGGATTGCCACAGCGCGGTTGCGCAACATGTCGATGAAGCTGTCAGCCATCAGTTCGGTGGCCACGGCGAAGCCGCCAGCGTTGTTGGTGCCTGCAGTCAGGTCACGCTTGTTGGCGCGCAAGATCTCGCCTGGCACGAAGATGCCGCGTGATGCTTTGCCGGCAGCCTTGGCGCCAGCGTCAGACACTTCGCGTTCGAATGCAGCAGCTGCCCATGCGGCTTTGTCGCCAGGGTTAGCCAACGCGTTCATGGCGCGCAGGAATGAGAACTGGCGAACTTCTTTGTCGCTCAGGCCGATGTCGGCTTCTTTGCCGGTGATTGGTGTGTGGTCCACTTTGATTTCCTCTAAGAAAATTGCGCGGGCTTCGTCCATGGACTTGCCCTCATTGATAAGTTTGCGGCTCAACTCGGAAGCGTTGAAACGCTCACCAAGTGCGCTGATGTTGGCAATGCGGGCGCGTTCGGCTTCAGCAGCCTGCGTAGCGACCACCTGCACGTCCACAGCGGGTGTGGTTTGCTCGGTCATGGTTGGTTCCTCGATGGTAACGTCCGCAGGCTGTGCGGATTCCTCAGAAATGCGATGCACAACGACATCGCGCTCATCGTCGGTCACAGAACGACCGATACCCACGGTGGGGTCGGCCGGCACTGTGACCAGCGATACTTCGTACGGCTCCCATTTGGTCGCCGTAAATGTGGACACGCCATCCTTGATGGATTCGACCATTTCGCTGATGCGATAGCCGAACGACACGTTGCGCAGGATGCCGTCTTGGACCATGCCCAAGGCTTCTTCGGAATCTTCGGTCTTGGCGAAGCGCACGCGGCACCAGCCGCGACCGTCTTGCAGCCATGCTTTTTCGACGACGCCACGGATCTCGTCCATGTCGTGGTTGAACAGCAATGGTGCGGCGTTGTTCAAGCGGCCCAGGTCAGCGGCGCTGGCTTTGTGGCTCAGAACTTCCATGCCGAAATAGCGTTCGACGGGTTCCTCGCTCGAGAACGGAAATTCGATCACGCGTTCTTCAGCGAAGACTTTGACTTCTTCGACTTGCTGAATTGCCCGCGTCAGCTGTGGCAGTTGGAACCGCTTTTCGGTGTCTTGCATAGTTTCCCCAGGTAGTACCGGATTGTGTGCTGGGGAAATTATAACGCCAAGTCAGCGATCACTGACTTGCGGTGACGTCCTGTGATGGATCAGGCGCTTGTGTGGCGCCGTTTCCGGCCACTGAGGACGGGTCAGTGTCGAACACCAGATCCATGTCGGCAGCCATTTGCATTTCGCGCTGGCGCTGCTGGAACACGTCTTCGATGTCGCCGCCACCCGATGCAATGACGTCCGCCTGCGTGGTGAAACCACATCGCACTGCCTCTTTGTAGGCGTTGATCTCTTTGACGGGATCGACCCACTGCCAGCCGCGCGGGATCCAGCGAACTTCGCGGTAGGGTTCTGGGTTCAGGTTGTAGCCTGGCATGACCAGCTCACCGGACAGCTCGGCCAGGTCCAGCCATTCCTCAAAAACCGGTTTGTGGAAATTCTCGATCATCCACGACTGCAGCACGCGCCAGTTGTCGCGGTCGTCCAGCAAGGCCAGACGGCTGCTGCTGTAGTTGGTATCGCTGTAGTCACGCGACAGGGTGGCGTAGCTCACGCCAATGCCGGCCGCCATCGACCGCAGCATGGCGCGCACGAACGGTTCGAACTGACCACCTGGTCGGTTGGGCTTGCTCTCGGTGTATGTCTCGCCAGGCTGCAGGCGTTCGATCTTGCCTGGTTCGAAGTTGGTCACGGCTTGACCGGCTTCGGTGCCGTCTTGCAGAGCGTCTTCTTCTGGCGACTGAATGAAACCCATGCGGCATGCTTCGGCGCGCGCAGCGATGACCTCGGCTTCGGTGTAGCCGCCAAGGTGGTGCATGCGCATGATCGCGCTGGCCAACCATGGCACGCCACGGGTCTGGCCTGGGCGGTCCTGCTTGTAAAGGTGGATCACTTCTTCGGCTGGGATGCGCTTAGTAGTGTTGTCCACGGCGCCGGCGCCGAACGGGTAGTCGCCAGGGTGGTCGCGCTTGAAATGGTACGCCACAGGTCGGCCCCAGCTGTTGCGCTCGACGCCCATGCGGATCTCGTTGCCGTTGCGGGCAATTTCGTTCAGCATTTCGTCCAGGCGGTCAGCCTCGATGATCTCAAGCGCCAACGGTGTCTTGCTCTTGCCGAATGTGTAGTTGACCTTGCGCACAAACACTTCGCCGGATTCGGCGACTGCGTGCATCACTTGGCGCTCGATGTCGTTGAACGACAGGGTGCCGCCAGTGTGGCAATTGGTCTTGCGCTTCCAGTTCGCCCAGGCTTTTTCAATGGCCGTGTTGGTCGCGTCGTCCATTTTGTTGCCGCGACGCATCTTCACGGCCGCCTGCATGGTGATGCCTTGGCCCACCACGTTGTTGGTGATGACGCGCAGGGCGTTCTTGGCGTAGTCGTTGTTGCGTGCCAGATCGCGGGCGCGTTCGCGCAGTTTCTTCAGGTCTTTGCGGATCTCTGCGTCCATGCTGGTGCTGCTGGTAACCCAGTCCGACACAAGGCGGTTATACATTCCACCCTCAAATGAACGACGACGGGCAGGTTTCGGCTGCTCTTTGCGTTTGAACCAGTCACGAATTCCCATTATTTGCCCCCAAATCGAACATAGACCGCGCGGCCACTATCCAAACCTTGCGCTATGCGCTTGCGGCGCGTTTCGCGTGCCACGTCTGACTTCAGTTTGGTTTCCAAGGCGATCAAATCAGCCATGGGCATCTTTTTCAGCGACCGGTTGCCGATGCTGTATTCCTGAACGCTGCCGCCACTAACGCGGGCGCGCATTTCAGCTCGGATGGCGTCCAAGTCGATTTCGAATTGGGTGCGGCCGTCGAACGTGTTGCCCGATGCCGGAATGTTGGCCTGCGTTTCGATCTTGCCGGTGCCGATGGTGTAGCGTTCGTCATTCTTGGTGACGACCATCTGCCACCAGTGGCCGTTTACATGCAGCGCAGCGGTCTGCGTGGCAGTGATGGTGAAGTTCCACCCGCCAGCGCCGTCGGCTGATCCGGTGATGTTCAGCGCGTCATTGCCTGTGGCATGGCGCAGCGAAAACGTAGCCGCCCAGCCAGCCGCGCTGCTGTAGTCGGGGGTGGCTGGCTCGTTCCACTTTACAGTGTCGCCAGC